CCAGAAGACGCGGGAGCCAACACGGACAGGTTTGGGAAAGTCGGTGCGCTCCATGACCCTGTACAGGGTAGCGCGCGAGACAGGAACTAGGGACAATACATCGATAATCGGGATGAGCATGACGTCTCCTGAGACGAGGTGAGACGTCATCCTACACCCGACCCGCCAACCCCGCAATAGAAAAAGCCCGCATTGCGCGGGCTCTGAAAACAACAAAGGAGACGGGGCTAGTGTATCACGATCCGCGATCAGCGAGAAGGCTGCGGAGTGCGTCAACGTGTTCGTCTATCCGCAATGGCGTCAGTCAGCATCGATGCGGGCGTGGCGACAAGTCCATCGATCATGTACCGGACCATAGCTTCCGCCTGTTCGCCGCTGAATAGATTTGTACCGGTTGGCTGGTGCCTCATGGGGCCGCCCGGCAGATGTTCGTTGAAAGCAGCTTTGAAGCTGATTCCTGCGTCAGGTCTAAAGGGATCGGGGAGCCTCCAGCCAAGGAAGCGTTCGACCATGTGCTTGACCTGCTTATCCGTCATCACTCCCTTCGCTGCGGTGGATGGTGCGGCTCCGGTAGTGGCGATTGCGGCGCGGGCCCATTCGAGCATGTTGGTTCCGGTCGGGCATCCAAGCTCATCACAAAGATCCATGAATGCCTTTCCGACCTTCGCGTATTCGTCGTTTAGTGCCACATCCTTCTCCCCGCGCGTCTTGGCGCTTTCTATGGCGAACAATGCCATCATCCCGGCGATCTTTTCCGGCCACTCGCTATTCATTCCTTCGCTCCAGTTAGTGCGGCGCGATAGCCAGCAATAAAGCACGGCCGCGCCGTCAGGCCAGGCATCCCGAGAACGTGCTTTTGCTCATTGAGATAGGCTTCCCACGCCTCAAACGCCTCCCGCTCTGCACTGGCTGCGTCAGCGAGGGGGGTGGGAGTGGCGCGCAGCGCTTCGACGGCTGGCTTCGGCGCATAAACCAAAAGGTGTTGCCAGGCGCGCGGATCGACGTCCTTTGCTTCACCGCCCAGGCGATCAACCAAGTCCATCATCGCGTCGCTGATCGGTTGCGCCGCCATCGGTTCAGTTGAAAGCTGCTCGGGTACGGCACGGAACAAGTCCGTCAATTCTCGCCAGCGTTGTCCCTCAACGCCATTAATCGGCCTTCCGAGCGCCGCGACGTGCGCCCGTCCTGCCGCCCATTCGATAGCGTCGCGTTGTTCTTTCGTCAGTGTCAGCGCATCGACGGCTGGCGCTTCCGGCGAGGGGGTACGCCCGCTGCAATTCATCACGCAGACGGTGCTTTCGCAATCGAAACATTTGTTATGCGCTAACACGATAGCCTCCACTGTTTCGCTCGAAATACCTTCGCCAAGCCAGATGACTTCATCCCGGCCTTGTCGGATAGACCAACCTTTGTACGGATTCGAACCGGCCCAGTGCGCTATCCACGCCCCCTCTGTCGGCGCAATGGCGTCAGTTTTCTTTTCCATATCAGAATCTCCTTTTAATCTCGATCACGTCAGCGTCGTTCCACAGCGGCGGAACGTTCTGACCTTTGATGTTACGTTTCAGGAAGTAGTGCCTGTAATTCACCGACCACGAATCTTTCGATATCGACATACCGATAACGGGCGCGACGTGCCAGCCAGTAGCCGACAAGCGCAGATTGACCGGCGGCGCGTCGCTCGCTGTCCAGCCGTACACCTGTTCGCTCCACGTGGAGTGATAGAAGTACGCGCCGGCTTCCGCACCGAATCGCCAGCCGCCATACCAGCGGTACGGCTCGACGGTGAGCGCTACGCCTTGCGCGCGGCCTGAACCCGTGTAGTACGCCGTGTGCTTCGTGGTGTGCGCTGCGTAGTCGCTGTCTGACGTGTCGCACTGGCAGGAGGCCGCAGCACGTCCCAGGTTCACATAGTCCGCGTGCCAGTCCACGCCCCAGGCGCCACGCGAGACGAGAGCACCAGTCACGCCAGCGGAGTACTCAGGCGCGATCTTCGTGAACCGGTTATCGGGCATGCCTTCCTGATACCATCGCCCGTTCTCGGTCTGGAAGATGGTTACGCCGGCCCCTGCTTCAAGCTCAAACCATGAAGCGTGAGCCGTAAGGGGCAGAGCAAGAAGCAGGAGTAGCGGTTTCATTTCAGTCTCGGTTTATCGGAAAGTCCTAACAGGAAGTCGGCGGATACGTTAAGCACCTGGCACAGCTTCGTCAGCATCTCCCGGCTCGGGTCGCGTTTGTCCAGCCGCAGGCCGGAGATGGTAGAGGAGCTAGTCCCCGTCGCGCGCGCCAGTGCGTTCGTCCGCATGTTCACTCTGCTTTGCGCTTTCATCAGCCGCACCCCGAATGTGTCTTGCATTTTCAATCTCCTCAATCGCTTCTGTAATCACTTTAGCAATGTTAGGCATCCCGGACTGATCGAAGTGAATAGCTAGTTCCACAAGCCGTCTAACGAGCGGTGTCATACGCAATCCTTATAGTGTTGGCACTTCGCGCACGCTTCAGCCAGGTCCCCGCGACGCAGTTCGGGAAGCGCCTTGTGCCGCCCGCGCTTCGCAATCGCTGCTGCTGACTTCTCGATCCGCCCTGCCAGTTCGCTACTCGCCTTGCGCGTGCCGTACGACAGCTGGTAGAGAAGCGAGAGCGATGTTTCTGCGTGCGCCGCCAGTTCGCGCTTCTCGTCAATCGTTGATTCCTTCATCCAAGATTTGAATTTTCCTATTGCCACTAAAGCCCCCTATCCTCAAATTCCTTCCTGTTACGACGTCCAAAGCGCCGCGTCCACTCGTCGCGCTCTTTCTTCAGTAGTACTTCCCGGACCATGGCGAAGATGCACAGCATGCCAACTGCTGCGCATCCCACGATCAGACTGATTGATGTGTCGTCCATCTCAGTAGCCGCCACCGTAACCGTATTGGCTCATCAGGTAATCCGCGATGAAAGCACGTTCGCGGCCCTGAATGTTCGAAGCGTTCAAGGCGTTACGGATTTCTTCTTTCAGACCAAGACGCGATTCGTTGCGGAAAGCGCGGAAACCATTTGCGATCTGCTTCAGGGCTGCTGTGTTCATGTCGTTCTCCTGTGTTGATGACTTCACTATAGCAAATGCGAAACAGCAATGCAAGTGCAAAATTGTCTTGACACGCGATTTTTCCGCGACTAAATTACGAACCGCAGTCACCCACCAACCAAGGAGATGTAAATGAGTCTTGAAGAAAAGCTTTTGGTGCTGACCGAACAGGTTACGCAACTGACGGACGCTGTTACGGTTCTTAAGAATGTCATGTTGCTGGCGCAAAACGCTGCGCCGGTTATCGAGCCTCCTCAGGCCGATGCCGCAACGCATGAAGCGATCATTAACGAGAAGACGGAAGTCCCAAACGAACCGGAGAAATCCTCGCCCACTACCAACGATTCGCCGCCTTCCTCGAACGAATCGCAAGCGGTGACTTACGATGATGTGAAGGCCGTCACCATCGCGGTTAGCAAGATCGACAAGGCTAAAGCCGTTGCTGGCCTTGCGCGGTTCGGTGCAAAGAACGCGAAGGAACTGTCGCCGAGCCAGTGGCCGGAGTATTACTCCTACATGAAGCGTGTCGCAGCTGGCGAGATCGATCCGGAGTCCTCGCATGAGTGATGAATACCACGCACTCGCAAGCCCTTCTTCGTCCGCCAAATGGCTGAACTGCGCGAACTCGCTGGCTATGGAAATCGGCCAGCCGGAGGGCGACACAGGTGCCGCAGACCTGGGCACGGACAAGCACGAACTACTGGCCCTGTGTCTGGGGTTCAAGCAGGATGCAATGACCTACGAGGGGCACATTCTCAAGAAAGGTCACACGGTCAACAAGGAGTTTGCCGCCGATGTTCAAACTGTTCTGGATAGCGTGCGTGAGCGGATACATGCTTACGAACTTCGTGGAGGTACTGTGTCTGTTGACGTTGAACAGGACGTACCCATTGAACACATCACTGGCGAAGTGGGCGCAACGGGCCGTGTTGATATCGTCCTGCGCGTTACTTGGCCCGGCGGTAGTACAGATGCTGACGTGATCGACGCGAAGTTCGGCTACCAGGAAGTGCTCGCGGAGAACAACTCGCAGGGCCTGATGTACATGTCCGGCGTTATTGAGAAGTTCTCACTGGTTGACGAATTCCGTAACGTGTCCTTCGTAATCGAACAACCGCTGCGCGCCAACAGCGAATGGACGGTAACGCCGGCGGATATCGGTGAATGGGTAGAGTGGGCCTCGCCGCGCGCTAACAAGGCTAGAACCATCTACCTGTGGGCGGAGATGGGCGAACGCGCGCTGAAGGAAGAGGACTTCGCGCCGGCTGAAAAGACCTGCCAATGGTGTAAGGCGAAGGCGGTTTGTCCTGCGCTTAAAGCGAAGGTCGAGGGGTTGATCGGCGCATCGTTTGAAGCTGACGAAGTAAAGCCTGCCGATGTAGACGCGATCGTAATCGAGAGACTTGGCGGCATCTTCGAACATCTGGAACTGGTGGAGGATTGGATCAAGGCCGTACGCGCACGCATTGAAGCGGAAGTCCTGAACGGTCGCCCGGTGCCCGGTGTGAAGGTGGTCGCGGGCAAGAAGGGTAATCGCGCCTGGGCTTCTGATGACGAAGCGGAAGCCCTGATGAAGAAGTTCAAGATGAAGCAGGACCAGATGTATAGCTTCAAGCTGCTGGGCCCCAAGCCGATTCTTGACGCCCTGAAAGATCAGCCGCGACGCCTGAAGCAGATTGAAGCTCTGGTCGTGCAACCCGCTGGCAAGCCGCATGTTGTTCTGGAGTCGGACGAGCGTCCGGCGATTGAGATTAAACCAGTGGAGGACGGTTTCGAAACCGTTGACGATTTATGCTAGCGAACATCTTCACAGAGTACTGGCTTATCAAGCACGAAGGAGAAGGCAAATTCGGGCCTTTCTCTAGCACCAAAGAAGCATATGACTACGTGGTCAAGGAAAAACTTTTCGACTACGAATTGAAAATTGTTATGTCTTACATTCCGTTCTAAGGAGATTTGAAAATGGGTACTATCGTTCAACTGAAGCACGTCCGCATCGCGTTCATCGATGACCTGTTCGAGCCGGGTCAGTATGAAGGCAAGGGCGATTTTCGCCACACCGCCACGTTCATCGTAGAACCCGGTTCGGCAAACGACAAGGCGATTCAGGCCGCGATCAAGCAGGAAGCCGTGGCCGCATGGGGGAAGATGGCCGAAAGCAAGCTGGAGGACCTGCGCGGCGACAAGAAGGCGTACGCCTACCAGAAAGGCAAAAAGGACTCAAAAGGCGAAATGTATGAAGGCTTCGAGGGGATGATGTCGCTGTCCGGCGTACGCAAGGCGAAGGACGGCGCGCCGCTGTTCCTGCATAACGTCAAGGATCCGGAGACGGGCAAGGCGCAGCGCCTGACGGGCAAGGAAGGCGTGATCTACGGTGGTTGCTACGTGAACGCGAAGGTGGAGATGTGGGCGCAATCAGGCTCGCATAGCGGCATGCGTTGCGGCCTCCTTGGCGTCCAGTACGACGCGCCTGGTGATAACTTCGGTGGTGCTTCGCACCCCACGGATGACGGCTTCGATGCCGTGGACGCGGAAGACGAACTCGCGTGATGCAAGGCCCTTCGGGGCCTTTTTTCAACGAAGGAGATAAACATGGAATACGGTAGCTATACCGATGAAGAATTGCGCCGTGTGCTGAATGCGGATGACCGCGACACTGACGCGATTATTGAAGCTGCGGAACGGTTCAGGACGAGCGCGGGCGCCCCGGAGTTGGAACAGGAATACGAGGCAGGTTACAGAGCTGGCCAGGAAGACGCGACTTGCGCTTTCGAATGCCCGGAATGCGGCGCGGAGATCCAACCGTGAAACTATGGTGGGATCTGGAAACCTGGTCCGAAACCCCAATCAACGACGGCGCGCACCGATACGCGGAGAACGCAGAGGTGTTGCTGTTCGCGTGGGCGGTCGATGACGGGCCGGTTCAGTGTTGGGATTGCACTTCCCAACTCGCCGCCCCTTCTGAGTTGTGGGAAGCCGTACAGGCGGCGGATGAATATTGGGGGCACAATTCAGGGATGTTTGATCGCGTCATCGTACGCCATCAGTTGCCTAGATTTTTTCCTGAAGAACACAAGCACCGTGACACGATGGTACAAGCACTCTGTCACGGGCTACCCGGTTCGCTAGGCATGCTTTGCGACATCTTCCGCCTGGGTACTGACGTGGCGAAGGACAAGCGCGGCAAGCAACTTATTCGCATGTTCTGCGTGCCGCAGCCTGCTAACCAGAAGTTGCGCAGAAAGACTCGCGAGACGCACCCCGCCGAGTGGGCGGAATTCATCGAATACGCGAAGTCGGATATCACATCGATGCGCATCCTGCATCAGAAGATGCCGAAGTGGAACTATCCGAATCACGAATTCGAATTGAAACTTTGGCAACTGGACCAGCGAATCAACAGTGAGGGAATTTATGTCGATCTTGAACTCGCGGAGAAGGCAATTTCAGCCGTTGAGGTCGCCCAATCTGGACTCGCCGAGCAAACGCAGGCAGCGACAAATGGAGAAGTTACAGCAGCAACGCAGCGCGACAGACTTCTTGAATTCATTCTCCGTGAACATGGAGTCTCCCTTCCTGATATGCGTGCCGATACTCTTGAGCGTCGCCTGTCTGACGCTTCTTTGCCTGACGGTGTTCGTGATCTGATTGCCATTCGGTTGATGGCGTCCACGTCGTCAGTCAGCAAGTACAAGCGCGTACTCCGGTGCACTTCTTCCGATGGGTATCTCCGGGGGGTTATCCAGTTTTCTGGGGCTGGGCGCACTGGGCGGGACGCAGGAAGACTGTTTCAACCCCAGAACCTTCTAAGGCCCACTCTCGGAACCGCAGAGATCGAGACGGGTATTGAGGCTATCAAGGCGGGATGCGCGGATCTGGTGACGGACAACGTGATGGAGTTGTGTGCGAATGCAATGCGCGGCGTTATCATCGCGCCGCCCAAGCACAAGATCGTAGTTGCCGATCTGTCGAATATCGAAGGTCGGGTTCTGGCATGGCTGGCTGGCGAAGAGTGGAAGTTACAAGCGTTCCGTGACTTCGATAAAGGGATTGGGCCGGACCTGTATATCGCTTCTTACGCGCGTACGTTTCGTGTGAGCCTCGAAGAAGCAAAGCGCCAGATTGGTAAAGTGCTGGAACTGTCCATGGGTTTTCAAGGCGGCGTTGGCGCTTTCGTAACGTTCGCTGCGACTTTTGGTATCGACCTTGAAGCGCTCGACGGTGGCGCGATTCCGTACGACGTGTGGGCCGAAGCGGAAAACTTTTATGAATGGACGCTCGAACAGAAGAAGCCTACGTTCGGTTTGAGCAGGAAAGCGTTCATGACTTGCGATTCGCTTAAGCGGCTGTGGCGCCGCGCGCATCCGGGGATCGAATCGCTATGGAAAACGGTTGAGAGCGCGTGCGTAAGAGCGGTCGATTATGAGGGTGAAAACTTCATGGCCGGTAAGTGCGTAGCGACGCGTAAAGGCAACTGGCTCCGTATCGTCCTGCCATCGGGTCGCGCGCTATCATATCCCGCGCCGCGTGTTGAAGACGGGAAGATCAGTTTCATGGGTATTAACCAGTACTCGCGCAAGTGGTCCCGCATCAGCACCTACGGCGGCAAGCTGGTTGAGAACGCGACACAAGCCGTTGCGCGTGACGTGTTCAAATCGTGCTATCCGCGAGTCATTGATGCTGGTTATTCTATCCGTCTTCCTATTCACGATGAGTTGCTGACGTATGCGCCAGACGGTTTGCTGTATGGCCCCGACCACCTGGCGGGGCTCATGGCGCAGACACCATCATGGGCACCCGGGTTGCCCTTAGCGGCAGCAGGGTTTGAAGGGTCACGTTACCGTAAGGAGTAGAACGTATGTGGAAGGCTATACCGGATTGGGAGGGCTGGTATGAAGCGTCATCGTCCGGCGAGATTCGGGGAACTCGCGGAACCGTATCCGAACTTGCGGAGCATTTCGGCGTGAGCCGAACAACGCTCTGGAACGTACAGAACCGGAAAAGGTGGGGTTGGTTACCTTGACTTTTCGTTTTGCAATTGCTATAGTCTGTTCAACAACCAGGGAGAACGAGATGGGCTGCGATATTCATATAGTTCTGGAAAAGAAGTACAACAGCAAGTGGATCGGCGTTCACGCTTTTCCGTACTACGAATCCGTTAAAAAAGGGTACATGTTCCCTCCGGCGACGGATAGAAACTACGATCGTTTTGCAGCACTGGCGGGCGTTCGAGGAGAGGGGCCGGACCCTAAAGGACTTCCAGAAGACGCATCAGAACTGACGCTTATGCTGGTGGCGACCAGGTGGAGAAACGACGGACATTCGTTCAGCTACGCAAGTCTCGTTGAGGCGACAAAAATATTTCTTGAAACCGGGCACGAAGACGCGATTAGCGACTTGGGTATAAAGTATCCTGAGAATTTTTTCTTTGGCGTGGGAAGCGAGGACGGTTTCGAGAACTTCCGTATCGTGTTCTGGTTCGATAACTAAGGAGAAAGTCATGGGTCCTTTTTGGTTAATGCTTGCCATCGCAGTTGCGGTTCTCGTCTGTTTCGGCGGAGGTGCATGATGTTCAGCAGAGACGCAAAACACTACCGCCCAACGCCCCGCACGACTCAGCAGGCGTTCGGCGCGTACCACAACTTCTATACGACCAACACGCCGAAGAAGCACGAACGGCTGGTCGCGATTGTCGGCGTGATCTTCGCTGGCGTGGTTCTCGGTTTGCTGCTTGGGTGGCGCGGTTGAGAGAGTCGGTAATCGAAGCGTACTTCGTGAAGCGCGTCAAAGCAACTGGCGGACTGGAGAGAAAGTTTAAGTCGCCTGCCCGCCGCTCAGTTCCGGACCGCATATGCGGTTATCCCGGTGCGCGGTTTGCCTTTGTCGAACTGAAGGCAACAGACGAAGTACCTCGCGACGACCAGGCGCGCGAGCATGCCAAGTGGCGAAAGTTGGGATTCGCGGTGTATGTGATCGATTCGAAAGAAGGTGTTGACGACTTCATTAAGGAGATGACGAAATGAGCGGACTTTCAATCATTGCTTTGTGCTGGGATTTCGCTTGCGGATGGAGCCTGCGTCCGCGATGAAACTCAGACCGTATCAGGAAATCATTCGCGATTTCCTCCTTGAAAAGGAGCGATGCAATGCTTTTGTCCCGATGGGTTTGGGTAAAACCGTCTCGACGCTCAAAGCCCTTGAGAATCTCGCACTGGTCGAAGACTCCCCGACGCTTGTTCTCGCGCCGCTGCGTGTTGCGCAGAGCACCTGGCCTGACGAAGTCAAGAAGTGGGGGATGGACCTACCGGTCACCCCCGTTGTCGGCAGTGCGGAAAGTCGCGCTCAGGCCCTACGTGAAGACAGTGCGATTTTTACAATCAACTACGAAAACGTACCGTGGCTCGTAGACTGGTTCAAGTACAACCCCCGCCCCTGGCCGTTCAAAACGATAGTGGCGGATGAGGTAACCAAACTAAAAGGCTTCCGCACGCGCCAGGGTACGAAACGCGCAAAGGCGCTCGCGGAAGTCGCGCACAAAAAGGTGGAACGATGGATAGGCTTGACTGGTACACCCGCACCGAATGGATTAAAAGATCTATGGGGGCCGATGTGGTTCGTGGATGGGGGCCAGAGACTTGGCAAGTCGTTCACGGCCTTCTCTCAGCGATGGTTCAGGACGAGTTACGATGGGTTCGGTTTGGAACCTATGGAACATTCCCAGAAGGAAATACAGTCGCTTATTTCCGACGTGTGCTTATCGCTGGATGCGAAGGACTACTTCAATCTCTCCGAACCGATACGCAACCGGATAGTTGTGGATCTGCCTTACAAGGCGCGGCAGATGTATCGAGATATGGAAAAGAAGATGTTCCTGGAACTGGAGGGGCATCTCGGACCCACGGAGATCGAAGCGCTGAACGCGGCCAGCAAGACGCAGAAGTGTTTGCAACTGGCAGCGGGCGCGATCTATACCGATGACCAACGCAACTGGCAGGAGGTGCATGATGCAAAGATCCAGGCTCTTGACGACATCATTGAAGAGGCGAATGGTGCTCCGGTATTGGTCGCTTATCATTTTCGCCACGATCTGCATCGCCTTGTTTCCGCTTTTCCTAGGGGCCGCGTTCTGGACAGTGATCCAGAAACTATCAGGGCTTGGAACGCTGGGAAAATTCCTGTTTTATTCGCTCATCCTGCTAGTGCCGGCCACGGTCTTAATCTTCAGGATGGCGGAAATATACTCGTTTTCTTCTCTGTCAACTGGTCGCTAGAAGAGCATCAACAGATTATTGAACGCATCGGCCCGACCCGCCAGATGCAGGCAGGACATGATAGACCGGTATTTATTCATTACATTCTGGCAAACGATACGGTGGACTTTGACGTACTTGAGCGTCTGGAAAGCAAGAAGACGGTTCAAGAAATTCTGATGCAGGCTATGAAGAGGAGAAAGTAATGCACTACGACCAAGGCGCGCGCCAGCAGATCGCCGATTTGTTCACACGAGTGGCAGAACTGGAGCGCCTCGTCTTGTTCCCGAATACCGTATTGACAGGTGCGACATCGACGCAACTTAAGGCGCAAGCTGCGCAGCATCAAGGTATGCAGCAACTGGAACCTGATCTAAACCTCTACGCGCCCTTGCGCAGCGATACGCGAGCCGTGATCGATCTGGCAGCGTTCGCGCGCCGCCTGATCGATATGCAGGACCTCGGCCATGCGGTGACGGAAGAGGTTCGGGAACTCGCGAAACGGGCTTTGGGGTTGAAATGATTGATCCCATTTTCATCGTCGGAAACGTGCATCAGGTCTTCGCCTTCAACGCGCTAAACATTACTGCCGCGTGGCGAAACGAAGAAGGGACTAACGTGGAGGGCAAGGAGATGAAGGAGCGACACGTGCCCGTCAAGTTTGAGAACTTCGTCGCCGCGTGGCGCGAGCGGCTAATTGCTATCGAGAAACAGGGATGAAACTCTACAGCACTACCGACATCGCGGCATCGGTTCGCAAGGCGTACGAGACGTTCACGCATATCGTGCTGAGTCGCGGTTACACGATCCTGAAGCCTGTCTACTTCAAGACAGAAACGATTCAGGATCTGGCGCCGCTTTACCAGTATGCCAGTTGGATACCTGCGTCTGCGCCTCAACTGAAGCGCTGGACGAACCTGGGCGGCGTGCTGATCGAACAGGACACGCACCCGGCGGACGACTTTCCGAAAGCCGATGTAACGGTGATGGTTGAAGCGCCGTACGACATGGACCGCCTGAAGAAGTGCAACTGGCGCAATAACGAGTATGGCGTGATCCCGAACCCCGTGTCGTGGTCCACGCATGAGGAGTGCATAGACCTTCGTTTCCCGACTCCGGAACTGTTACGCGAGATCTGGACCGTTGCCAACGGGCAGCCGTTCACGAATTACGAACTGGCGACGGAAACCGGGATTCCGGTTAGCCAGTTGCAGTACATCAAGAACGCGCTGCACCCGGTTGAGCACTGGTACATCCAGAAGCGTCTGGCGCCGGAGCGTGAGGAGATGCTGCCCGCGTGGGAGTGGCTGGAGGCGGGCACCGTGCCGAAGTGGAAAATCATCGAATCCGGCCACAAGGCGATGATTGAGGAGCTGGGGAAGTTCGGTTACATCAACCTGAAACGCTACATGCACTACCCGGCTGAGGAGCCGGATTGGACAGTCGTTGACCGCAAGCGGCAACGCGCGCTTAGCGATCTGGCGTCTGTTCGATCGTTAGTGGAGTCACTTCCCGATCATCTCGCAACGTGATGACGGTTTGCCGTATCTCTTTAATTCTTGGAGCGTTAGCATGATAGAGAGCATTCAATTCAGCGAGGGCGTTCTCAGTCTCACTATTTCCCTGCCGTGTAACCCCGCCTCCTGTGAGCGCGAGCGCAGCATCCAGTTTGACTTTGGCGAGCGCGGCGCTGTCGCCGAACTCCATGGTAGCGAGCTTATGAACTTCCTGTATTCCGTCTACACGGAACGCGCGTACAAGATCCGCCACCTGATTTTCGAACTGCTCAGTACTGAGGCGCGAGTATGCCGGGTCAATTTTCACCTGATCTACCGCAGCAGCGAAAGCCTGGAGGGCGGCACTGCGACGGATGAACAGGTCAAGTTCTCGCGGGGTGCAATCCAGGGCGCACGCTGCCAGGAAGATGTCACCTTTTGCTTCAGTAAGGGATGACTTGATTGACTGTTCGGAAATCAGGCCGCTCTTTCGCGCTCTGCTGGTCATTTCTTGGCCTTCGGGATCTTGGCGCCCGACTTGCGGGCCTGATTCAGAGCGATAGCCACGGCCTGCTTCTGTGGCTTGCCGGCTTTCATCTCTGTCTTGATGTTGCGCTTGACAGCCTCTTTCGATTTACCTTTTGCGAGTGGCATCGTGACCTCTAGTAAGAAAGACCTATCCCATACCCAAGACGCTGAAGATCGCCCAACTGGTTTTTCAACCTACCAGCTCCAATGTCTGTCCTGTAAAACGGTGAGTTGGGAATCTTCACCTTCTTTATTGCGCTGTAAGCACTGCGGCGAGCACCTGTTATCGTGTCGCCCAAGCCCGTTGCAATCAATACGTAATCGCCAGCAGTCACGGGACCCGGTAGCTCGACTACTTTCCCGTTAATCTCGCGCGGCGCGTCACCGATCATGACTTCCGAGAAGTGAAGATGCTCCATATCTCCCGCATTGTAAATCGGTATGCCGCAAAGTTCCTTGTTCGTTATTTTCGAGTAGGGAAAGTCGGGCAGCGCCATCAGGACGGAGATGGAGACTACATCGGTCTTCACCTTCAGCGTGTCGCGCCCGTTCACCAGGTCCAGCATCCATTGGGCCTGATCGCCTTCGATCAATGCGGTAAGGTTATGGCGGATCGGCCAACCGTCACGCATCGTCCACTCCAACGGATAGGGGGTTCCATCGTGCGTTATCATGCAGTTCACATCAACGTAGCCGACGTACCCCACGCGATGGAGATGATCTGTAGCCGGCTTGAGCACCTGATCAGCGAGTTTCGACTTCTTCACGACGCGCACAGTAGTGCCCATCTCGCCCGTATTCACGCCGAGATCGCCGTTCATCAGTTTCTTGTTCTCCCAGTTCTCAACCCATCCTGCTTTGGACCACCCAGCAGGCCCGAACCACCCGCCCACGGCCATCTCCATCCCGTCAATCTTCTCCTGGAGAATAAATCCGTCTTCTTTGGCCGATTTGACGTATTTCGGGACTGTTTTCCAGCG